TAGATAAAATAAAGACGACTGGTTAATTAAAGGGGGAAGGTAGGATTGGATTACCAGTCGGCTATTTGATAGATAGCATATAAAGTAGTTTATCACTACGCCTATCCCCTTTAGCGAATCAGATATTTAACAATCAGGCGGATAACACGACTTACAAGGAGGTGATACAGATGGCTAAGGGCAGAAACCCTTACAAGAAAGGCGGAGCTAAAGCCATCTCTTAAGGAAATTAACAAATTAAAAGATTAGAGCTTTCTTTGTGGGGGTGATGGAAAAATCGAGGAGAATACATGGGGCGTAAGATTTTAGCCCTGCGGGTTAAACCGCATATGGGTGCAAATCCCATCCCCCACACAAAGAGAGCTTTAATGAGGCGAGATAGTCTAAATGGTTAGGACACCGGTCATAGGTGGCCACCTTTCAAACCGAAGATGCAGGTTCGAGTCCTGCTCTCGCCACAAAGGTCGTTATCATAAAAAATCAAAAGCATGGCAAATGAAAATAAAGCAGTAGAAATGTTAAGATATATTTTAGCAGCCCTTGTTGATTACCCAGAGAATGTTTGGGTTAGAGAAACAAGCGATGCAATGGTCGCAAGTGGAGATGGTATTTTCATTCAGGTATTTGTAGATAAGAGAGACATGGGTTTAATTGTTGGTCGTGGTGGTACTCATATCGAAGCCATCAAGTTACTTGCTAAATTAGTTGCCTTTAAGGTTGGTGTTAAAGTTAGCATCAGGCTTGAGGAGCCAAAATAAAATGAATAAAAAAAACATAACAGAGGATGACTTAAACGAGTTTAAGAAAGATATGTTTGAGCTCATCAAAATGCATGGCGAGAAAATAGACAAAGTATTAAAGCAAGACCCACCACCAACGCCACCAATACCAAATCCTAATCCAGCGCCAAACATACCGCGAACTGACAGATATCTCTGTGCGTGTGATATTTTTATTGTTATAGGTCATACTATTCCTGATCCAAAGGAGCGGGCAGAAATAAAAGTAAAAGTCACACAGGAGGTCAGCGCTCTAATGGATAAGTATAAGATTTCTAAACTGTCAGCTGAATTATTAAAAGTTCATGACTAACAAACAAGCAAAAAGGAGCAATCAGCCCCGTCAGCACAAGAAAGGAGCTCACACGAGGGCGCGTAAGCGACGCAATCAGCATTTGCGGTGTAATGCTCGGGCCAGAGTTAGGAATATAAAAAAGAACCCACCTAAGCAAATCCAGCAACAAATCCAGCAAGATGAAAAGGAGTCATTGAAGTGGAGAGTTATCAAATGGTGGGCCAAGGTACAATGCTCGGTTGGACTTCATAAATGGAATTTATCCTCGGGACTCTCAGGTACTCCAAAGTTTGTATGTCGTAGATGTCTTAAGAAATCAAAAACATTATGGCCAGTGAAATAAAATGTTTGCGCTGTGGAGAATGTTGCAAAACAAAGACATTGATGAAACAGTGTACCCTTAAAGAGAAAATCATTTATAGAGTTATCCTATTTCTAAAAGCTGGATTCAGGGGTTGGAAAAATAACCAATGCAAGCATTTAAGATATAGGAAGAGGAATGCTTACTGTGCAATATATAGTCATAGACCAGAATTTTGCAAAGTTTATTTATGTGATAAAGCAAAACTATATGCAAAACAAACAACCGACAGTAAAAATTGAGAATTTTATTTTGGATGGCCCGAAAGACCAAAAGATGTTTTTTGAGATGCTTGACTTGTTAGAGAAACTGACGGATTATAGTGGTGGATTCGAAGTGACAATGAATAATGTATTTAGCGGATTTAAGCAATGTAATTATACTGGACATCCAAGGTCGATTAGAAGTGTGATGTTGCAGATGATTCTGCATAAGCAGGAAGGTGATCAAATTGCCGCTGACAAACTTGCAGCAGGCACACATATTCAACATGCCAAAGAAAAAAACAATTGAAGATAAACTCTTGGAAATTATAACTGACTATGAGCAGGATGTTGTGGTTGCATACGATAGTTGTGGTGGATATTACGAGGAGAGGGATATTGTGAATGGTATTTTAACAGAATGTATTCCTGAAATTATAATGAAAGTTGTTAAACAATATGCCAAAGAAGAAAACAACAAAACGAAAGGAAAAGAATTTAGATAATAGCTTTCTAAAGTTTGTCGCCCTTGATGGAAAGACATATAAGATTACTCTCAGGATGAGGAATTTTTGCGTTGCTTATTTAGAATGGTATGGTAACGGAGTTGAGGCAGTAATTGAAGCTAAGTATGATATTAACTATAAAAAGAATGGAAAAGACACCGGAGTTCCTAATAGAAAGTCAGCTGCTGTTATTGCTTCTCAAAACTTAACTAAACTTAATATTTGTGCTTATATTACTTTGAAATTGGAAGAATATGGCTTTAATGATGATAATGTAATGAAGCAACACCTATTTTTAATAAATCAATTTGCTGACCTATCATCAAAGAAAGGGGCGATTGATATGTTTTATAAAGTAAAAGGAGAATATGCAGCACAAAAAATTAAAATTGAAGACGACCTCGATGATATCCCAGACGACGAAATTGAAGCAGAGATCACTCGCAGACATCTCGACAGAGGATCTGGTAAGAAGCCAACTCTTAAGAAGAAAAGACAATCCTCATAAATATTTTATTCCTAATGGCAAGGTAGAACAGTTTGCTTATATGGTTGGCGAGGGCAATACTTTTATCTCTTTATTTTGTGCTGCCAATGGTGTTGGCAAGACAGCAGGTGGTGCTGTTATTCTGTCGCATATTCTTTTCGGGCAATCTGGCAATAAATGGTTTGGCAAAGATTCATTCACTTGGGTTGATGAAAGAGACAAAACCCTACACAGGCGAAAGGATAAGAATCTTCCACTTTTTACTAATTGGCCATATCCAAAGCAAGGCAGGATTGTTTCTGATCCGACTACTATTTCTCAGACTTTAATTCCTGAACTAAAAAAATGGTTTCCTGCTGGTAGATACACCACAAGCAAATCTGGCAAGAATTACGAATACAATTGGAAGACAGACACAGGCCACAAGTTTGAGGTTATGAGTTATGACCAATCCACCAAAGAGTTTGAGTCAGCGACTCTCGGCTGGACATGGTTTGATGAGCCACCACCTCTCGCTATCTTTAAGGCAACTGTTGCAAGAATGAGAAAGGGTGGTATTATTTACATCACTGCCACTCCTTTGACAGGCTCAGCTTGGATGCACGATCACATCATCAAAAATCAGAGTGACAAGGAAGGGCAGAGAGATTATGTTCATGCTGACATCGAAGCTAATTGCATTACTCATGGCGTTCGGGGCATATTAAAACACAAAGACATTCAAAAAATGATTGATGAGTACAATGAAGAAGATATGCAAGCGAGAGTACACGGAAGATTTCATCATTTAATAGGACTTATTTTCAAAAATTTCAACAAAAAAATTCATATTATAAGACCATTCACAATCACAAAGCGAGACTACATGGTGATTGAGGGCTTTGATCCCCACCCACGAGCGCCTGACGCGCTCATGTGGCTTGCAACTGACCGAAAGGGTAGGAAGATTGTCATTGATGAAATATACGACACACTGCGTACTCCTGAGCTCGTAGAGCGTATCCGTAAGAAAGACGAACGCTACAGAATTGAAATGCGTATTATTGATCCTGCAGCTTTCGTTGAGGACAAACACAAAGACAACCCAGAGGCTGAAACTTTTGGAGCTGAGCTGGCTAATAAATACGATTTACTGTATGAGAAAGCAACCAAAGCCAGAACACGGGCTGACAGACGAATTAAAGATGCTCTTGATTATCAATTGCGTGGCAATGATATGATTATCGAGCCAGAGCTTTATGTATTCAATACCTGCCAGAGAACGATCTATGAATTTGAGCATTACAAATGGGCTGAATGGTATGGCAAAGCAACCGAAAGAAAAGACCCAAAAGAAGTACCAGAAGACAAGGACGATCATCAGATCGAGAATTTAGGAAGACTCCTCATGCAAGAGATGGAGTTTACAGAAATGCAACTTAATATCCACAGACGCTCTACTGACTCTGGCTCGGGCAGGGGCAAGCGAGGTGTCACTGGCGATCCTTATGCTTAATCTTAAATATTTTTCAACATTTTCAGGCAAATGTCGTTCGCGAAATAATAAATAAATTATATGATAAAAATTGAAGAATTCTGTCTCGTCCCATTTTGGCATCTTATTAGTAAAAATTATGCTAATGTTGCTATTTCAATAGGACTTAAGTTTTATAAGTGGTCTTATATTTCTCAAACAGCTTGGTGTTTAGAGATACATTGTTTATTGTTCTTACTTAGAATAAAAGGAATAAGAAAAACTAAAAAAAATCATGCCTAAAGAAAAAACAGAGTGCGACAAATGTGGTAAGTGTTGCGAGTCAATGTTCCTCTGGCTTGGCAAAAGAAAGCCAAACGATGATTATATCAATTGGCTCAATTTGCATGAGGGCGTCAAGGTCGTTTATGAGTGTGATGCTTGGGGCGTAAGAATACCCGTCAGATGTTCAAAACTTAGCAAGGATGGCCTCTGCACTATTTATAAGAGCTTAAAAAGGCCAGTGTGTTGTGATCAGTATAATTGCTGGACTCCCCTGTTCTGGCCTAAGCCTTAATATGAAATATACAATAGAGATTTGGGCTTGTGTAATCCTGATGAATTTGAGTATTTATAATAATGACCATTTGTTTGTTTTTATTTGGTTAATATTTGCCTTAGTGTTTTTATGGTTACAAGAAATAAACAAATCTTAAAATATGAAAAAAATCAAAGTCCTACAAGAACTAAGATATAAAAACTGCCCAATCTACATCCGGCAATTAGATACTCGCTTTGAATACTTACTAATCAACCAGTGGAAGCTCTACAATAATTATATTGTAATCAAGCCATTATGGTATCGCTGGATTCTTAGAGAGAAGTATTCAGAAAAAGAATTGAAGCGTATTATTGATATGCTTTTCAAATCGGCTTGTGTTTCTATAGATAAAATGAGGGAGGGGGTTGACAAGTAATCTTAATAGAATATAATAATAAAACGACTCCAGAAATGACTTCAAAAGCGACTGGGGTCTTTTATTATATATGCCAACTAAATCTAAAAAACCAGAGTTTGATAGTCCTCTTTCTACAAAGGAAGAGCAGAAGTATATTCTACAGTTTGAATCTGAATATAATTTGTGTTATGACTCAACACAGACAAAAAGAAAAACGGCATTAAAACGACTTAAACTTTTTAATAATCAAAAAAGAGACGAAGCAAAGGTGGGAGATCCTTTGCTTTTTGCTTTGCAAATGACAGTTCTCGCTAATTTATATAATGACAAACTATCCTGTGTTTATGAAGCCAACGAAGAGGGCGATGCTGAAGTTGCAGAAAACTTGACCGCTATCGCTCAGAATGATCATCGGGTTATGGAAAAGGACATCCTTGATTATGAGTGGGATTGGGATGCCTGTTTCTTTGGCGAGGGCTATGTTTATCAAAATGAATTTGATCGTAATACTAAAACTCCAATAGCTGAGCTTTGGGATCCAATGGCTACTATCCTTGATCCTCGCAGAAGTTCAATCAATGGCAATCAGGTAGGTGCTGGAGCTGCCATGTTCTTTGGTCGTGAGGTTACGATGAGCAAGTCAGAGATGAAAAAGAGTGGCAATTATTTCAATTTACATAGAATTAGAAAGGACAAGGATTTGAAGAGTTTAACCTCTGAGGCAAGTTTGGCTCGTAGGCAAGCCAAAGGAATGGAAGTCAGTGATCTAAAAGAAGAAGCTTTGACTGAAAATTATGAGTATAAAATTATTCAGTGGTTTACTCACATAGATGGCAAGAAGTATTTGACAGCAGTGGCTAATAATAGAAATTTAATCATCCGTCATCAAGAGCTTGAAGGTGACAAATGGCCATTACTCGAGAGAAGATTATTTCCAATGTCGCATGGAGATGCAGTTTCAATTCCTGATTTAATTGAAGACAAGCAACGAGCTCGGGCAATTATGATAAATTTAGGAATGGATTCAGCTATGGCTGATTTATATTCTATGTATCTTTTTGATCAGCGTAAATTTGACAATAATCAAAACTTTGATTTTGAGTTTAACAAATGGATACCTGTAAAAGGATCTGTGCAGGGAGCAGCCGAGCCACTTCAAAAATCTTCATTTCATCAGCAAGTAAATTTGATAATGAATATGCTTGATATCTCTGCTCAAAAAGCTGTGGCTGCGCCTGAGGTTGCTCAAGGAGTATCCCCCAGGGTTGACCGAACATTGGGCGAAACACAAGAGGTACTGCAAGGCAAAGATGTAAGACACTCTCTATCAGCAAGAATATTCGGCTGGTCTGATAAGAGATTCTGGCAACAACATTATCTTATTTACAAGAGAAGTTTCAAAAATGGTCTTGATAAAAAGGTTATTAGAATTCAAGGTCCACTTGCGCCTATTTGGCGAACACTTCAAAAAGATAATATCATTGCAAAGGTTGATCCCGATGTAACTATAGAGGTAGCCAGCATTGCTGAAGCAAAGCGTAGAGCAGAGTTTATAGAGTTTTCACAATTCGCTCAGATTGTAATTCAAGATCCTGCTGTTAACAGGAGATATACTTTCAGAAAACTTGGGCAATTGAGTGGCTTATCAAAGCAATCTATGGTTATGATGTTTCCACCAACTATTGACGAGTATCGGGCGGAAGATGAAAATCAGCAGATTGCTAAAAAGAAATTACCAAAAGTTAAAGCTTTAGATGATGATGTTACTCATATTGAAATCCACAACAAAGCCACTGACAATGTTGCAAAGTTAGCTCACATTGAGGCTCACAAGAAGATGATGATGTATAAGAAAGAACACCCAGAGAATTTTCCTCAAGAGCAAACACCAATGATTGACTTTAAGCCTGTAGCTGGTGGTGGAAGAGGAGATGGATCGCAAAGTCAATCTGCCCAACCACAACCTAAAACTCAACCACAAGAAGCAAATCAATCAACATAATAAATTATGCCTAAATCAGTATTTCAAAATGAAGAACAGAAGAAGCAAGCCATCATTGCTGACCTGACATCCTTAAAAGAACACCTTGGATGGAAAGTTTTGCTTATGGCTTTAGCAACTGAAGTAAAGCGTGCAGAGGCAAAATTGCATGGCGATGATCCATTGCAAGAGGGCGAAACATTTGAGTTCTGGCAACAAGTTAGAAAAGACAGGCAGGATATGATGAATTTGCCTGATATGTTGATTGGAAAGAACAACAATAATTCTAAAGATAAAAATCCTGAAATGCCATGGCCTAAAAATATGGATCCTTACGACTAAGGAGATTTGAGCTATCATCTAAAGATTTAGATGATGACTCAACTCCCTTTGGGAGTTCTTTCCAGCATCTGTCGGTGCTGAGATAAATTCCACCACACAATGCAGTTCGGCATCTCTGCAAATGAGTGGTGAGTAAAGAACCATGCCAGAAGCAAATTCCGACAACAAGTTTGTCGAGGTAGATGGGGTTAAGTACCAACCTAACCCCGAAGTTCCAGGTGAAGCAATGAAAGGTGAGGACGGCAAGTTCGTTCCTTATGAAGAACCTGCCGCACCTGCCGCTCCTGTTAAGCCTGAGATAAGGCGAAGCGCTAAGGAGCCAAAGGATTACATTATTGAGCGTCAAAAAAATAAGCTCGATAAACTCAAAAACGACAAAGGTGGAGATGATGATGATGACGACGACGAAGACGATCTTACACCAGAAAGTAAAAAGGCAATCAATAAGGGCATCGAGAAACAAATGAAGCCCATCCGTGATGCTAATCAACAGAGTGCTGAAAATAGAGCTACTCAGGCTGATGCGGATGATTTGAAAGCAGGACTCAAAAAATATCCTAAAGCAAAGGATATGGAGGACTCAATCAAATCTTATATGGAAGCATACCCAAATGCTCAGGTCAACTTCATTATTCGCGCTCTGCTTCAAGAAAAACAGGAGGTTGAAGAAAAGAAAGCCAAAGCAGAAGAGGACGAAAAGAAGAACAACCTTGGCGGAAGCTCAAGGAGATCTAAAAAAGGAGGTGCAGCCGGTGGCGACATTCCTGATGTTACGACCATGAGCAAGGAAGAGTTCAACAAGTTTGACAGGGATGTTAAGCAAGGCAAATACCTCCCATAGTTAAACTGTTTCTAAACTAACAAATATAGATAATATCTATATTAAAAAAGATGTCTGATTTAACCACAGTAACAGAAGTTCCGCACGCAGTGAATAATTACTACGATCGGAAGCTTCTTGAAAAGGCGATCCCACACTTTACTTATCAAGCGTGGGCGCAAACCCGCGATCTGCCAAGAAATAACACTAATGTGATTAAATTCACAAGGTATTCTCTCTTGACAGCCGCAACCACACCTTTAACAGAGGGTGTGACTCCATCAGGTAGCCAATTGTCTGTAACAAGACCAACAGCTACAGTTCTACAGTATGGCGATTTTGTGACTCTTAGTGACAAGTTGGTATTTACTACAATGGATCCACTATTAGCCGAAACCGCCGAAGTGTTAGGAATTCAGTATCAAGATACTCTTGATCAACTTTGCCGAGATATATTGGCCGCAGGCACAACCATTCAATATGCCTCAACAGCAACAGCAAGAGATGAAGTAACTTCTGCTATGAAAATTACAAAAGCAGAAATTCAGGAAGCAGTAAAGACACTAAAAGGCAACGAAGCCAAAAGGATTACAGAAATGGTAAATCCAGGGCTTGAATTCAACACCGCCCCAATTGACCAAGCATTTATTGGTATCGTTCATCCGAACACTACTTATGACTTGAAGAATATCTCTGGCTTTATTCGTGTTGAAGAGTATGGACAAAAGAAAGCATTGCCAGGCGAAGTAGGTGCTTTGGATGAGGTTCGTTTCATTGAAACAACCAATTCTAAAGTATTCAGTTCTGCAGGTGCAGGTAGTATTGATGTTTATGGCACTATAATTCTTGGTATGAATGCTTATGGCAGAACAAGGATTTCTGGTGAAGCTGTACACAACATCGTTAAGCCTCTTGGTTCTGCAGGATCAGCCGATCCGTTGAATCAACGCCAAACCTCAGGTTGGAAAGCAACTTATATTTCTAAAATTCTAAACGAGGATTTTATGTTGAGACTTGAACACGCTGTAACTTAACTAATTGGTGGGCTGGTTAGACCAGCCCACCTTATCTTATATGTCTAATTTACCTTTAGAAGAAAAAAAAGTCGCAGAATTACGCGCAATAGCTGAACAGCAAGACATTGATGGTTTTGAAGATATGAACAGAGACGAATTGATTGAAGTCCTTGGTGGAGAGTCTAAAGAAGAGAAACCTGCCAATGACACCGAAGAAGACGAGGAAGAGGAAGAGAACCCTTTGGATAGCATGGATATCAAAGAACTTAGAGCCACAGCTAAAGCGCGTGAAGTAGATATCGCAGGATTAAGAACCAAAGTCGATATCATTAAGGCTCTCACAAAGGCTGACAATGCTGATGACGAAGAGGAGGAGGAGGAAGAACCACCTGTTCCAACTACAGAGCCACCTGCCCCAAAACCTCAACATCAGCAAGCTGATGATCCAACTCCAGGAGAAATCCCAGAAGAAGATAATATCATTAAAACTGGTATTACTGGTGCAAGAGTTTCTGCTGGCAGTAAAGCAGCAAGAATGAAAGCCAAATTGGCTGCACAACCAAAAATGAGTATTATGATTCCATTAGAGGGAGGCGAGAAGTTCGGGATCACTCATTCTGTTATCCTTAATGGATATCGCATGAATATCATCAAAGGTATTTATGTGTCTGTGCCACATCAGGTTGGTGAAGTAATTGTGGCAGCTCAACAGGCAACTCTTACTGCTCTTGAAGGGCCAATGAGAGACGATGGCTTAGGTCGTAGGAGAATTGACGAAGAAACTCCCCAAGCACTTCAATAATAAAAGTCGTATTGAAGTTAAGTAAAATAATTTATAAATTATTATGACCATAACATCAACACAAACAGACGATGCAGGAGTAGTACAAAGAGCAGTTGGGCGTTATCTAACTGATGCCACTGCAGCCGCCTTTGATATCACTATCGGATTTAAAGCTCGATATGTGAAAGTTCTAAATGTTACTTCAAGAGATCAGTACGAATGGTTTGAGGGTATGGCGGCCGCCAGTGCAGTGAAAACTGTCGCTGCCGGCACAAGGACTCTTATTACCACTCTTGGAATAACTGTAGCAGCGAATAAGTTCACTGTTGGTCTTGACACAGATGTCAATGTAATCAATGAGCAACTATCTTGGATCGCTCTTGGGTAGAGAGATGTGTTACTTGCTTTCGGTTAATAGATATAGTATAGTTAAGATATATGAATATTTTAACAAAACAATGTCTAAACTGTGGCAAAATAATCATCAAACAACCTACCCGTTCTTTAGCTGATTGGAAGAATAGAACAAAGTATTGTTCAAAGGAATGTTTTTATTCCCATTCTCCAAAAACTAAAGAACGAAGAAAGAGAAATAGTGAATCGCATCAAGGCAATAAACACTCTCTACAAACAAAGGAAAAGATGAGTGAAGCACAAAGTGGGAAGAATCATTCACAATGGAAAGGTGAAAAAGTAGGATATTACGGTATACATAATTGGTTGCATAAGAATTTTGGTAAAGCATCTAAATGTGAAAATCCTAACTGTTTTTATCCGAGAAAAGGCTCAAGAAAATGGTTAGATAAACCGTGGAGATATGAATGGTCTTTAAGAAAAGGCAAAAAGATGATAAGAAAAAGAGAAAATTTTATCCAACTTTGTGTATCTTGTCATAGGAAATATGATTCAAAAAGTTAGTAAAAACCATTAACCAAGCAAGTGCCAGAGATGATGGACTCTTCAATGGCGCTTGCTTACAAAATTATATGAACTTTGCAGAAACAATAGCTCTCGCAGTGCGAGATGTAATGAGAGGTCCAGAATTCTTAATGAGAATGAGATTTAATGTAACAGGTAGAATTTTCTGGGTAATGAACACAAGTGATGCTGGATATGTTGACTTTGCCAAGGAACATCCAACATACGAAGACGGAGTTGCCGCTGTCTATGCGACAGTTGCCTTGGCTTACGCAGCCACAACGAGCAATCAGAACGATACGATTGCTTTAGCTGGTCATGGCTCTCACAGCAACGCAATGATCACTGTTGCAAAAAATAGGGTACATTTTATAGGGTTGGATTCAGGTGAGCGACTAAACTCACAGGGTTCTAAAATGGTAACACCAGCTACATCTGTGGCTGCAACGATTGCTGTTATTAAGAATACTGGGACAAGGAACACTTACCGAAACATTAAGTTTATTCAGAATGGCACAAACGCAGCGCAGTTGAATGCTTTTTGGGATACAGGAGAGGGAACATTAGCTAAAAATTGTAGTTTTCATCACAACACTATAATTACAACGGCAAGCAGATGCGCGTTGAAGTTTGGTGGAGATACTTGTCATTATGAGAAGTGTCAGATTGGTAATTCTACGGTTAGAAAGAATGTTGATAATGTAGCCCCGCTTATTCTTGATAATCCCGCCAGATATTCATACTTTATAGATTGTATGTTTATTCAGTATTCTCAAAAGACAACTGCTTCCTGTATTGATGCTCCAGCCGCTAATAGCGTAATTGGTTGGATCATCTTTAAGAATTGTTTCTTGTTATCAGCGAGCAAAGGCGATGGCGCCAATGCTGCTGGAACAATGGCTGAAGCAGTTACATCGATACTGACTTCAGGGTATTTATACTTTGTTAATTGCTCGTCTGCATTCGCGACAGCAATGGTAGAAGCCGATGCTTCTATTTATAGTGATAAAGTTGCTCCAGCCGCAAGTGCTGCTGGTGGAATATCAACAGCAGGAGCGTAAGTTTACTTGCGACTTCCCTCTGCCCCACTCGGGGCAGAGATGAGGTCGCAACCTCTAAATAAATAACAAAATAAAATTATGTCAAGTCCAAATCCAAATCGTAATCTTAAAGGCGAAGAAATACCAAGAGGTGCTGTAATCTATGATCCAATTGTAAGAGGCATTGACCTTTCTTTTTGGAAAAAGGTATCAGGCACACCAGCAATAGCGAGTAACAAAATAAGGATAAGCGAAGATACAATTGCTTCTTATTATCAGTTTCTATATGGAACATTTGATTTTGCTATCAATGTTCCGACAACCCCATCAGCAGGGGAAGCTAAAAAGTTTGGATTATTAAATCCAGCCGCCTCAACGATTGGTTCAATTTATTTTGAAATTGTAGGGGCAGTTTTTAGAGTTGTTTCTTATAATGATTCTGGCACAGCAGAAACAACAACAGGAACTTGGAGTGGCGAAGCTACAGAGCAAATATTCAAAATTGAGTGGTCAAAAACTAACATTGTATTCAGTTTAGGTGGAACTGTTGTTGCTTGTCATAAGACAGCGGTCGGCACAGTCCCTCAAGCCCTGTATTTAATTAACGAAGATGCAGACAATACTGATATTGGTTATGTTTTAGTTAAGGATGCAGGTCAAATAATAAGCTAATCGTATGAATAAAAAAACATTTCTTAGTTTAATACTGACGCTGTTGATTGTTTTTACAGCAATACCAGAAGCGAAAGCATCTCTTACTGGCGGAGGAGGACCAGGAGGCCCAGCTACACCAGCATTTTTACAACTACCAACCGATGGGGCTATTAACTTCTTCGATGATACTTATCAGTTAGGGACTACTACATATGAAATAGACGGAGGTACTTTTACTAATTTGTGGACAGATAATCTTAATGCCACAAGTACAACTTTATTCGGAACCTCAACTCTCGCCACAACAACGATTGATTGGCTTGAAGTATTAAGCACAGCTCATTTGAAAGATATTTTAATTGTTGATGCAACCTCTACTCTTGCCACAACATCAGCTACAAAATTTGAAGCAAACGATATTTATGTAGGAGGTAAAGTAGGTATAGGCACAACCTCTCCAAGCTTTGATTTAGTGGTTGATGGAAATGCAGATATTACAGGCACTTTTAATGTTGATGGCGAAACTACTTTGGCTACAACTACAATTACAGTAATGACCGTTTCTGACTTTGTGAATGGCAATATCAATATGGATAATAACCTTATCCTGAATATCGGAGCGGCAGGAACTGACTTTACAAGCGGAGGTGGGCTTAACATAGCCACTGACTTAGATGTGAGTTTGGGGACTTCTACCT